GAATATAAATAACCGTCATTCAAAACCATGTCAAAATCAAATGATACATATATTTTATGATATNCCGGTATTGATACGTTTTGATTTATACCGCCGGACNCGTTAGGGCTTAAATGTCTAAAATATTGTATATTATTTGATATATACGGTTGATCCGTTNCGTTCAAAATCCAATTATTAGCGAGTCCATCCGCGTTTGTATCTATTGCCATNTCNCCGTTTGTGATNATGTTATCAANTTCATACATCCGGCCGGAATCGGCACGCACATATAAAAAACGCAAAGTCGATGCAAGCGAAAGCAATATGATTATAATGATTTTTTTAATCATAACGTTTTCCGCCCTTTATCGCGTTAGGAATCCATTTTACAATGAGCAGAGTTAACAAAAACGGCGAAAAAAATATTCCCATGAAAGCGAGGAATGAAACAACGTTTAAAAGCACGTCAATATAATCCGGAATCACCGGATTGATATATGCCGTCCACAAGTCCGCTAAAATTTGGTATATCATTCAAAAACCCCCTTTAAATCGTTTTTGGCGCATTTTTATATTGCCGATGGAAATATTCCACCGATTGAAAGAAAAATGCCACGCGGTCATGTTTTGCACCGCGTGGCCCGCTTGTGTTACTTGCGGAGAAATCCGCGAATGACGTTGANGGCCTTTTTGATGAGTTCAAAGCCAACATACGCGGCGGCGAGAGCCAAGNCAAGTTGCAGCATGAAACTATTGCCGATGGCGGTTTCAACGCCGGCGAGGATCGCGGAAAACCACNCCATGATGCCGGTGATACCCGTGCTGATGTTAACCAACAGTTCGGACAAAATCACAACCCCCTTTCATGATTTCATTATAAATAAAGCGGTTACATTTTGCAACCGCTTTTTATACTATTTTTGTTTTTTTTGTGAAATATCCGCCGGATCAGAGAGAATATAACCCGCAAGCATTAAACAACCGTATGCAAACATCACCCAAACAAGCGCAAGAATAATCAAAAATAACGGTAGAATAATATCATCATCCTTTCATTTTGTGAACGATCCATTTTATACAGATAGACCAAAATACAATTACAAGCGGAATAATCCAAAGCAACGCAAATATAATATAGACGAAAATATTCCCGAAAATATCAATGTCAAAATTAGCGTTATATATGCCGGATTGCGTAAAATAAAATGGCGTTGTAGTCAAAGGCGGATCAATGGTAATCGTTGTAATCATTTAGAGCCGATTAAATCCGTTTCAGTTTTTAAGGAATCCAAAAATTCAAATAATAATTTCCGGCGTTCCTCATTGTCAACGGTTAACGGTTCGGCGGTTTTCGGTTTAATTGCAAGTTGCAACGAATAACGCGATACCGCGAGCCGTCTTTGTGAGCGTTCCCCATTGATAAAAACCATGTTATTTTCGTAAAGTTCCGCGATGGCGCGTGATACTTGCACCGGCGAGCGATTGAGAGCGTCAGCGAGTTCCTTATTTGTTAAATTGAATTTCCCCATCCAATTATTAACATAAATTTCGGCCCACAATAATTTTGAAAAGTCGGCCAAATCGGAATAACGAATTTCACATGGAAGGATGGAAAAATAATTATTTGGTATGATTTTGACGGTCATAGAAAAGATCCCACTTTAAAAGATAATTCGCCGTTGTCAATGTCCATGCAATAAACACGCGTCGCTTTTCGTTCTTCACGGATCATATATTCCCCAATGTCGCACGCGTTCCCATGATAGACGCGCTTGTTTTGATACCATACTTGCAAAATGATTTTTGGATCGTTTAAAGCCCGCAGTAAATCTTCTAATGAAAACATTATAACACCCCTTTTTTTGATGCTTTCCGCATCATCGCCCTTATATTATCACTTATGATAAGAGGATGCAACCCCTATTATCAAAAATGATGCGTTATCTTATCATTTGTGATAAGTGGTCGCATCATTGTTGATAAGATAAAAGATAAATACATAAAAAGAAATAATATAAGAGAAAAATATAACACACGCGCACGCATGAGGATTTTTTTTGAAAAAATGATTTTAAGAAAAAAATTGAATGTAAACACATATATATAATATATATATGTCTATTTTTCGGTATATCGTGGCAAGCCGTCAGATAGTTTTGCAAACGCGTGGGTGTCATAGGTTTCCAAATAGACCGGATCAATTTTGACAACCGATTTAGATATTTTTTTCCAAATCGGATCGCCATTTTCATTGATTCCGATTTTTTTGAAATGATCTATTTTCAATTTATACGGCGCATAGACCATTTTATATTCATTCCGAAAAAAGTAATAACGCCACCGGAATTTTGCGGAAACAAAATGCCGATATTTTATTAATTGCATCACCTGTGTATCTTGTAGCATGACGGCTTGACCGATAAAATAAATGCGTGGGTATCCATCGTGCCGATGCGTGGCAAGTGATGAGATCATAGGCACGAAAACATCATTATATTCGCGCTGTTTGTTTTGACGGCGATTGAAAAATCGGTTTAATTCGTCAAAAACGATCCCTTTACAATATATTTGTGTATCGGCTATCTTATCATCCAATTTATAATGCTGTATGCCTTTATTCCATACCTTGTATAGATCAAAAGATTTCACGCGGTCATGATGAAATTCGTTGATATTTGACCAAAAAAAACCGCCGGTTTTTAATAGATTGCGAATAATCCAATTCATCAAAAGAGTTTTCCCACCGCCGGACGATGCATCTATATAATGACATCCATTATTCATCATCACATTCGGCGTTACGGCGAGCATCTTACCTATCACTTTAAATGCAAAATGGACGCGTGAGCGTTTCAGCGTCCATTTAGTGGCATATTTCAATTTATTTTCCCCCCAATACGAACCGGATAATAATAATTATAATGAGTGTGCCGAGTTGTAGCCGGATCAATTCTATCAGTTTATCCGGTATTACCGTGTAGATGGTCGAGAAAACGGAAACAAAATTCGCGTCCGTTACGGTATCCAACGCGGTCGCAATCGGCAAAAATAGATCCGGAATCAAAACCAAAATAGTCAAGCCGAGCGATGCAACCAAAAGCACGCGAATTATCATCTTCATTTAGTCGATCCCCCCTTTTTCAGCCGGATCCGATTGAAAAATAGCGCGTATAATGATAGCCAGATCGCCCAAAACAACGGAAATGATTATTAAATCCCATCCGGAAATTCCATAAAATAACCTTATTTCATCGAATTTATCAAGAAAACCGTCTAAAATCGTGAAAATAAGCGTCCACATTTACGAGTCGCCACCCTTACTTGACCGGTCAAAAATTAAGATAATGAAACCAACGCCGAGCGNTGACGCAAAAACGATTAAAATATCATTCACATCATCCGGTAGTAGGTCAATAACATCGTTAACCGATGCTACAATGCCGGAAAATGTTTGATATATTCCCTCTACGTTCAAAGCGTCCCACATCCATAGCACGCCGTCATTTATCGTGTTTTTGATATGGCATCCGAGTTGAAACGCATCGCAAACCATATACGGAAAAATACCGTCCAAAACAGCCGGAATTTCAACGGCCGGCGGTATCAAAACGTTGTCGCTTGAAAAAATGCCAAATTCATAAAATTTTTGTATTTCATAGTCATAAGGATCAGAGGACGCCGGCGAGGTAAATTCAAATTCAAAATTAAATCGAGAGATACGCGTATAACCCGATCCAAACCCATCAATAACGCGTGTTTCGAGTTCATCGCCGGCCATGTTTAATTTAATAACCGGTAAATATAAATCGCCGTATCGGTCATACGTTTTGATATTCATTTCGTTATTAACGTTAAAATCGTTTTCGGTTTCGGTTTCGCGTGAAATCATAAACGATTTTACATCAACGAGCAGATCAAAAGTTGATGTCATAACCACATAAATTTTAACATAATTCCAAATATACGCATCCAAAAGTAGCGAAAAATATTCATTTTCCGGATCGACAACCCTATTGAATAGTATTGTTTTTAATGTCCTTTTTTCGTCAGTTGTTAGAGATAATTTCAAAACGCGGTCGCTATAATCGGAATATTCCCAAGATAGCGCGGTTGTTTTGTCTAAATATTTCATTTCCGGATTGTTTAATCGTTTGTAATAATCCGCAAGCGATGATCCGCTACCGTTTGATGAGTCGTAAAAATAGGCGTAAAAGTCTATTGTCATGTTATCGCCGTTTCGTGCAATAATTGATTTTGAATAGTCTATGCCGGTTAAATCGGTTTCGATGTTTGCATAATCGGTGCTGTTTAATTGAACGTATGATGACGGATCAAATGAATTGTAATATTCAAAGTAGTTTAAATCCGGTAAATAATACGTTTCAAAATCAGATAATGTCGGTTCATTACCATATCCAAACAAAATTGTCAAATCGAAAATCATTATATTTCCATAACCGGCGATAGAAAACCCGCCAGCGTCATAGATAAGTATTTCAAATCTTGTTACAATTCCCGCACCCAAAGTTATTAAATAACTATAATGCCCGTCAGTTAATAAAATATTACCTAATGGATTTAAATTATTTTGTCCTATAAAATACAATCGT